GTGATAGACCTCGACGTCGCATCGTATTACCCCAACGTCTCAATCGCTAATAGGTTTTATCCGCAACACCTTACAGAGAAATTCTGTGACGTGTATGACGACTTGTTTGACATAAGAAAACAGTATGCAAAAGGTACGGCCGATAATGCAGCCTACAAGCTAGCCTTGAACGCCGTGTACGGTGACAGCAACAACCCGCGCAGTCCGTTCTTTGACCCGCAGTTCACGATGCGGGTGACGCTGAACGGCCAGCTATTGTTGTGCAAGTTGATTGATCTACTGCTTAAGATCGATAGCTTTCAAGTCATTCAAATGAACACCGACGGGATAACAGTCAGTATCGACAAGGCAGATGAAGAACGGTTCAACAAGATCGTCGATAACTGGCAGACCCAGTTGCGTTTCGTGATGGAGAGAACCGACTATCAGACGATGTGGATACGCGACGTTAACAGCTACATGGCACTAACGACAGACGGTAAGGTCAAAAAGAGAGGGGCGTACAGCGACGAGCTACCGTGGTATCGCAACCACAGTTCGATGGTTGTGCCGAAGGTGGCGGAGTTGGTACTAACCCAAGGTAAACCAATACGGAAAACTGTTGAGGAATGGCAAGATCCTTATGACTTCTTTATTCTCACCAAGGTCAACCGAACTGATCGGTTATCGCTGACTGAGGAGAACGACAAGGAAGGGGAACACGAGTTTATACAACGAGTGTCACGCTACTACGTCGCTGATGGGGGTAAATACATGTGGAAACATATGCCCTCGATCATGAGCAAAAAGGGTGAGACAGGACCACGGATAAACGCAGTTAAAAGTGGATGGAGAGTACATGTCTGTAACGACATAAAAGACTTTGGTAAGTACGCAATCGACTACGACTATTATGTAGAGGAAGTGGAAAAGCTATGTCTGATTCTGAAATAGGAAATGACAATGAGTGAGAAAAAAGTAGAAGATAAAGGTGGTAAACTATGCAAGGAGTTAGGTCTTGAGCACCGTAAGTTCACGTCTCCGTCACGCCGTTCCGTTCCTGATCGGCTTATTTTGGGTTGTATCCCCCCCGAAGATCGAGAAACCGTTGCAAAGTATGTACGTTTTGTCGAGTACAAGTCGGAAAAAGGAGAACTTACATCAGGACAAGTCCGAGAGTTAGGTCGTCTGCATGCCTTAGGATTTTATGTCGTAGTTGTTCGTGACGTGGATGAGTCACGAGATGTGTACGAGGGGATGGTTGGTCGTGCTGTCATTAAGTGATCTTCACGATTACCAGAAACGTGCGATTGTGCATCAGTGTACCAACCCTTACACGATGCTCTGGCTAGATATGGGTCTGGGTAAGACCATCATAACTTTAAGCACCGTGGCACACCTTCTCAATCAAGGTGTGCTGAAGTCCGTGCTTGTCGTGGCACCATTGCGCCCGTTAAAGGGAGTATGGCGTCAACAGGCGCTAGAATGGACGCAGACCAAGCACCTTACGTTTTCGCTTATCTCAGGTACACCAGACCAGCGCTTTAGGGCACTCAATCGCAAAGCCAATGTGTACCTGATTAACAATGAGAACCTGAAGTGGTTGAGCGATGTCGTCAAAAAGAAGCTGATCGACAATGGTAAAGATCTACCGTTTAACGGTATCGTCTGGGACGAAGTGACGAAAATGAAAAACAGCACGAGTAAGAGAAGCAAAGCTGTGTTACCGATTGTGGCGAAGATGGATTGGATCACGGGCTTGACAGGGACACCAGCATCAAACGGTTTCCCTGACCTTCACGGGCAGTTCTTGGTCGTCGATAAGGGACAACGACTGGGTGTCTATAAGACTCACTTCTTGGAGAACTATTTCTCTAAGGACGGGTACAAACTAAAGCCTCATAACTTCTCGCTTGATGAGATCAAACAAAAGATCGCAGACATAACGTTGGAGATGTCAGCAGAGGAGTACAACAAGCTACCTGACATGGTGATTAACGACTTACTGATCGAGCTACCCGACGAACTACGAGCGGACTACGACGGGATGGAGAAGGAGTTCTTCCTCCAGCTCGATGCACAGACCCACGTCGAGATTTTCAACAAAGCGTCGTTGACCAACAAGTGCCTTCAGTTCTCTAACGGCGCGATGTATCTGGAGACAGGAAAACCAGAGTACCACGTTATCCACGACCTGAAGCTGGATGCGTTGGAAGACATTATCGACTCGGCACAAGGCAACCCAGTGTTGTGCTCTTATGCGTACAAGAGCGATGCAGACAGGATCATGAAGAAGTTCAAGGCACTCAATCCTATCAACCTGACTGCATGTAAGAGTGACGCTCAATTGAACAATGCCATGAAGCGGTGGCAGAGTGGTGACTGTCCCTTAATGATCGGGCACCCCTTAAGCATGGGGCACGGGATTGACGGGCTACAGAAAACAGGGTCTATCCTTGTATGGTTTGGTCTGACATGGTCGCTTGACCTATACAGCCAGTTCAATGCACGGATACGACGGCAGGGGCAAAAGAAGCCAGTAGTATGCCATCGAATTTTCACCAAGGATACATTAGACCAAGCACAGGCAATGGCTTTGGACGAAAAAGCCGCTGGTGAAAATTCACTGAGAAAAGCAATCGGAGAGTATCGGAGAATGAAATATGGATAAATTTATGGATTTCATAGCTTGTGCCGTAATGTGCATGTTACTGGGATTTGTTTTCTTTATGCTCTTGGCAATGTTAGTTGCAAGCATACATGATCTTGCTATTTACTTGTCCCCTTAACCTTATCAAAGCTACGCATACCGCCAAGACCTAACATACCCATCAACAGGGTCATCAGCGTGTCCATGTTAAACTGAGGAAGTGTGACTTGGACACCAAACGTCGATAGACCAAACGCTAAGCATGGTTGAACGACGTAATGGTAACCAAAAGCAACGGCACACACCCAGCCGCAAGCTGGTCTCCAGCCTGCGACAAACAGGTTGGAGCTTTGAGCTTCTTCCTTGTTGATGTCCGTCTGCTGCTGCGCCATTTGCAAAGCAGCATCAATCTGTTTGAAATCATCGGCCTGCTTGAGTTTAGCGAGCTCAAGCTGCATCTGAGCTTGTGCTTGTGGATCAGGGATGAACTTGTTCACCACCTGAACCACATTGCCGATGATGTCATCAAGACCTAACATTAGCAGCCTTTAGGCTTCGGTTTTTTGGTCGGTTTCATCACCTTCTCCTTTGTTAGTAAGTACGGTTCGATAATCTTTGATAAAATCCTTGATCGCGTCAAATACTTTTTGAAAAAGAATTTCAGTTTCGATTTGACCTGGGAGATCATCGAGAATTAAATCATCTTCTTGATCTTTTGCATCGTTAAAATCTAAACCCTTGCAGTTGCATGGTCCAGCAGGGCTAGCTGGCTCATTATGAATGGCACAATCCGATTGGTGTGCATTGTTATCTGTTTCGTCAGTCATTGTCGCTCCTATGATAAAAACAAAGCTTTCTCGGCTGCACGGCGCTTAACAAGTCCGGGCAGCACTTTACCGCCTCCGTGTACCCACTTATCAAACTCATCGGCAGCACCTTTGGCGTCGCCTTTGTTCAACTTATTGAGCAAAGTGCTTCCACGAAGTTGACCAACTCCAAGGTTGTAAGCAAACGACACCAACGCATCGAATTGGTTTTGAGTTAGTGCTACGGTGACAGCGTTAAGAACACCCTTCTCGTACTTTTGAAGCATGATCTTCAGAAGCTTATCGGCATAATTACGCGTGATAGGAATGTCTTCCATGCTCACCGGTTCGTCGTTGTCATAATAAGTGCTACCGTACCCAATGGTCGGTACACCTGCTGGGCAGAGATACGGTTTTTCAGAAAAACCCTCATACGTCTTGATGAGGTCGATGCCTTTTTGTGAAGTTTGCACGCACTGTCTCCTTTGCTAAGTCAACAAAGCCTAGTAATATTTGAGATAGTCCCCATAGCAATGCGCTAACGTAGTACATTTTAAAAAAGATTGCAAACGAAGCTGTTGCAATTAACGCGTGAGAGACTGACACTGCTGGGTTTTCCTTTGGTGTCAGGTTGT